TTATGAAGTCGATTAATAAATTAATTTCCCTTATGAAGTCGATTAATAAATTAATTTCCCTATGAAGTCGATTAATAAATTAATTTCCCTATGAAGTCGATTAATAAATTAATTTCCCTTATGAAGTCGATTAACTATTATTTTCTAATCTTTTATTATAATGACTAATCTTTTAGAATGTAATACATGTATTGTTGGTATTACCCTTTTAATCGCTAGTGTTTATATGTCTTTCATTAAACAAGATGATAAACACTTTATTAAATTTTATAACACATTAAATGATGAACAAAAAATAATCTACACCGCTATCGTTTTTGAAAGAGTCGCTATTTATGTTACAGGTATGATACTTGGATTAATTCTTGGTGTCTATTATTACTTCTGGTATGGTAAAAATCATAAATATAAGATATGTTCTTTCTTAGCTATAATTTATCTTACTAAACTTGGATTCTATCAATTGTATCCTAAGAGCCCATTAATGCTCTATTATTTAACAACTAAAGAACAAACCGACGCTTGGGCAAATGTATACACTATTATGAAAGGAAAGTGGAAACATTCTCTCATAGTTGGATTCTTTGGTTACTTATTACTTTCTTTAAGTATGAAAAAATAATAATGATATAAAAAATATATCCATAATACTTATAAAGTTTAATGGAGGGATTCATAAATGAAATTATGAATGATGATGATAATGATGGAATAATTCAGGTAGAACAATTTCTGAACCAAATTTTTAATCATATGAATATAAGGACATTAAATCCATCATTAATAGATAATGTAATGGATCAATCATTTAGAGAACAGAAAGTTAAACAGTATTCTGCATCAGAAGAATTCATTCAAGGATTAGATAAAGTCATAATAAAAGAAGGCGATGAATATTCTTGTGGGATTTGTTTAGAAGAATTTAAAGTAGGTGAAACAGTTTTAAAATTACCGTGTAAAGATACACCTCATTTCTTTCATTATAACGAAAATAAAGATAAAAAAGATGATTCTTGTGATGGTATTTTGCCTTGGCTAAAGATAAAGAATAGTTGTCCCATTTGTCGTTGTGAATTTCCTAAAGGTGATGAAGTTTGTTTAGATGCAAATAATGATGAAAATAATGAGAATGAAAATAATGAGAATGAAACTACTAATAGTATTTTTGATAATATAGTTATTATCCCAAGAGTTAATGATACATTACCCTCTCAAATGAATAATAATGAAAATAATCAAAATAACGAAAATAATAATGAAAGAAGACCTCAATTAATAGAGATTAATTTATCACATATGTTTCAGCAATCTATGAATACTATCCTTGAAGAAAGAGAAGAAAGAATGATGCAGGAAGTTCTGTATCAATCATTACAGGAATCATCACATAGATTATCAAATAATAATGATACGTCTGAACCTTAATTTTATTATACATCTTCTTATTAAATGTCTGGTGAAGTTATAACAGATCAAGTAATTTCTGATGAAGTAATGACATCTGAATCATCTGAAAAACTTTCTACATCTGTTCAGAATGTTTCTTCAGCACCTCCTTATATATCTGATTTTATCGGCAGAAATATGGATAAACTCTTAGAAATATATGATGAAGGATTTAAAGAACATAAAGAAGGAGCTTTAAGAATGATCTGCTCTCAAAAAGAAAATAAAATGGATGTTATGTTTCTGAATGAAGAAAATCTTCAGCTCAAGATTACAAAAGAATCTTGGACTGATTTAAAATATAGCAGAGGTGATAAAAAATTATTAATGTGTCAAGATTGTGATTTAAATGCTATCTTTTTGATATTTTTATAATTTACCTTGACTATAATATGTGAAAGGACCATAAACTCGTGAATTCTTTCTTTTTGCTTCTTTTAACATCTTTTTATAACTAATGAATTTAAAATTTTCATTATTATTAGATTCATCACGTTGCTTACAACGAAACGATTCACGTTTACCATTAAGAATAATCACATTATTATCCTTTGTTAAAACATAGCTCTTAATATTTCCATCCGCATACAATATCATCTTTATTTATTAAATATAAGGATAAAAATTTTAAGTGGATTTATCTTCTTATTATCACTTTAATTTTCTTTTACTATTCTTTCTTCTGCTTTTATTTCTTCTATTTCCACCAATAGTTTTCTTCTTTATTTTCCTTTTCTTTATTTTAGAACCACCTCTCTTAAAAGAATTCTTTTTCTTAGATTTTAAGGCCGCGATACTGGATATTCCTGTTATACCCGCAGCTGCTCCTAACATTAATTTTCCAGAAGCAACTCCTCCCGCCATTAAACACGGTGGACACATCCCACCTTTCATTACACCATTCATCACACTTTTCATTAATCTCTTACTTCTTTTATTTCTTCTATATTTACTTCGTTGCATACTTATATTTGTTACTTATATTTTATTTACATATAATATAATGAAAGAACTAGATAAGATTGTAGTATTTATATTACTAATATGTTTAGTTATTTGTATAAATTTCAGTTTTGTTGAAGGATACTATGAATTTTCTAAATTCACTGAAAGAGTAAAAGAATCATACAAATTAAGCTTAGAAGCTTTCTTAAATCAAGATTATTCATTATTATTTAATTTGGTCTTTTCTAAAACTGAATCATAATATCTTATTTGTGATTAAATCTTTCTATTATAATAGTATAAGATAATAAATGGATAATGATGATGATGATATTCTTTTATGGTTGCTTTTAGATTCGGTAGATGATCCAGTTGATGATAAAACGAATTTAGAATCGGATGTAAAATCGGATGTAAAATCAGGTATAGTTGACAGTTTAAAAGTTTCAGTTACAAGGGAATCAGATAATAAATTATATAATTATGAATTATCCACAAATAATGGTTTACCTCCTAAAGAAAGTTTTAAAGGAGGATATACTCAATTTTTTAAAAGAGTTTCTTTACAAGGGTTTAAACCTAGTAATTTAGAAGGAGAAGAAAAAATATATACTGTATCTTCGGGAGATAATACTTCTAAATTTAAAATAAAAGAAATAGATAAACAAGTCGCAACTGATAGTTTGGCTATTAAAATTGATCCAAGTAATGAAAATACTGTCTATTTTTCACAGAATAAAATGACTTTTACGCACGAAAAATAAGATTAGTTTCTATGTATATTGTATAAATGGATAATGATAATGATAATGATGATATACTTCTTTGGTTGTTATTAGATTCTGCAGATGATGCAGTTGATGATAAAACTAAACAGATTTTATCAAATATAAGTAAAGATAGTTCTCAACTTATATTTCAGTATCTTAATATTGAAAGAAGTAAATACTTATTAGAAAAAAATAGAATATTACAGTTTGATTCAAAAAAATAAAATAACCCAATATTATAATTATGGAGAATATAATCAAATATTATCAATATCTGAAACAAAATGATCTAATTGGAGAAGTTGATTTAATCGAATTAGCAAAAAAAGATCCAATAGAATTAAAAAAATATATAGATGAAGCTTATACTGAATTACAATCTAAATATAATGAATATAATTGTGAAACTATTTTAGTTAAATTAAATGATATGGTATTACAAGATAATCCTATAAGTTCTCCCAATGTATTACAAGATAATCCTTTAAAAATTTTAAGCGGATTGAGAAAGATAAATGATTCAGAATTTTTAGATGATAATGGAGTTAAATGGAAAATTGCTGGCTTAAATGCTAGTGGGAATTATACTTTTAACGTATATGGGCACCCGGAATCAGATGATCCCATTCAATTTACACATAGTGGTAAAATTAGTCCTTCGTCGTTGATTCCCGCAAAAATGCCAGAAATGCCCCTTAAAGTAATCATTAATAATAAATGGGACGAAAGTAAATCTAATGCTTTTGTCGATAAATATTATAAAAAATATCCTAGAGAACATCAATTGATTATGATTAAGTATTTAATGGGTAATTATCCATTAGATGAAACTGACATTAATAAAAGTCAATGGTGGTATATGTTGGCACAAACTCTGGAGGATGATAAACATATAAACAAAGAAATCGCATATAATGGCCCGGCGCGAATGATGAATTCTGATCAATTTAATATTTTGGTACATCGTGATCTCTTAATGAATCATTTTAATTCTTTCTTATAATGTATTATAAATGTATAGCCTCTTTTAACATTTTCTCTATTATACTTTTACTTATTTTACTATTATTCTCTAATTTATATTGTTTAATTAAATTGTCTATATGTCTTTCGTGTGTGCTTTTTAATCGATTCGCTAAAACATTCTTTAAATTAAAGATATTAATATGAATTAAATCATCTTTTATTTCTTCTACTCTTTCTTCTTTTATCTCTAAAAGAATTCCTTTATCTATCTCTTCTTTTTCTAAAGTATTATCTTCTTCTAAAGTATTATCTTCTTCTAAAGATTCTAAAGATTCTTTTAATTTTTTTTTTAGCATCTTATTTTCACTCTCTAAACGCGATAATTTCATTTCATTCCTTCGCCCTTTATCCATCTCTTCTCTTAAAGATCTATTTTCTTCTTTCAATCTAAATAGTTCTTGTCTATTGGCAGCTGCTTCTGCTGCTTCTTTATTCACTATATCTATTTCATTTTTTAACTTTTGTATCTCTTCATCTTTTTCATATACAAATTTCATTTTCTCTTTTAGTGTAATTATTTCATCCTGTAATGAATTTATCATTGTATTTGAATCCTGAAATTTTGTTTTCCCATTTAATATTATATCTGTTTCAAAACGATTCGGCTTACCCCTGTTTATATCATTCACCAGATTATGATTTATTATTGATTCCTCTTTGTTATATGCCAATCGATCTATCCCTCCAAATATATCATAATTTGAATATTTTTTTTGTTGAATATTATCCATTTCCATATAAACACTATACACGGTAAAAAATAATAATTTTCAAGATTAAACATCATTTATTATAAGAATTTACCTATCAATTTTAATAATTCCGGATTTAATTGATATATCGAATATAAGATACTAAATAATATATTCATATTTATATCCATATTTACATTTATTTCTTCTAAGTCTTTCTTTAATAATATTTTAGGATATTTTTTATTATAATATTCTGATATTTTTCCTAATAAAATACTTGTCTCTTTTGGTAATTCTTTCTTTAAACCTAATAAGAACTTCTGTATATATTGTAATTCTTTATTTTTGTCAAAATAATTTGTCACAACAAATGATTTTATATCACCTTTAAATTCTGGTAACGATAATAATTTTACCAAATGATCTTTATCAATCGATTTAGAGTTCATCAGTTGATGAAGTTGTATTAGATCTTTTTCTTTTTTATCATCATTTACTTTTCTTCTTATCTTAGCTTGTAAATGTATTTTCCTTTCTTTCGCTTTTTCTATATATATTTTTTCTTCTATCTTTAATCTTTCATCTAATTCTAAATCTATTTCATATTCCGATTCAGTGTCTGATTCTAATTTATATTTATTAAGGTATTCTCGTTTTCTCTCTTCAATGTGAACTCTTCTTTTCTGTTCTTCGGGTGTATATTTTTTAGCAGTGCTTCCTTTAATACCTTCTGAAAATTCCCCATTTACTTTAGGAATATATGAACGGTTTGTTCTGGTTGGTCTATATTTTCTAGATTCTTTTTCTAATCTTACTCTTTCTAATTTCATATCTTCTTCTTTTTCTAATCTTTCTTCCTCTATTCTTTCTTTTTCTATTCTTTCTTTTTCTATTCTTTCTTTTTGTAGTTTTTCATTTAATATCTTTCTTTCATTAGGAGTTAATTCTTCTCCTCTTTTAGCTTTTTCTTCAACTTTATCTATCATTCTTTCTTTAACGCGTGCTTTCTGTTCTTCTGTTAATTTACTTAATTTTTCAGAAATTTTATTATATTCTATCTTCTTCTTCAGAGCCTCATCTGTATCTTCTCCTTCATAAGAACTTAATGTTGTATATTTAAATCTGTCAGTCTTTTTATCTTTTTCCACATTTATCTGTGTTTGTATTGTATAAATAACCGCTAATAATTCAGATTTTACATCAACAATATTTATTATTTCTGGTTTCTGTTCTGGTACTGGCACTGGTTTTGTTTCAGATGATTCATTTATTTTAACCGGTTTCCCTATACTTAATAATATATTTCCACCTTTAGCTCCACCTTTTAAAATCCCCAATACTTCACTAAAATCTCTTAGATATTCAGATAAATCCAATCCTTCTAAATTCTTTACAATTTCTTCTAATTTTGTTAATTCATTCAATTTCTCTATTTTTTCATTTAGTGATTTTTTAACAGGTTCTGATACAGTAGCTTCTATTAACTCTTTTAAAATTTTATTTTCATTATCAGCATGAATTAGAATTCGCTTAACACGCTCTAGTTCTTCTTTAGTTTTTAATCCTTTCTGAGTATCTACTTCAGATTGTGTATCACTTGTTGTTGTTGTTGTTGTTGTTGTTTTCGTTGTATCACTATCTTTTCCTAAACTTTCAGTTAAACTCTTTATACTTTCTGTCAAGGGTTGGATTAGAGTATTTATTACATCTGTTACTTGATCATCACTTAATTTTCCTAGAGATTCTACTATTGCGTCTAATTTATCATCATCTATCAGGGGACCACGTGCTGCGATGACTGCATTCGCCGCTGCCGTCCCTGCTGTCGTCCCTGCTGCTCTCCCTGCTGCCTGCCCTGCTGTCTGCCCTGCCGCCTGCCCTGCTGCCTGCCCTGCTGCCATCATTATTGCTTGAGGTCCAGGAGTTGTTAAATGCGTATTGACGTGTCCTCTTATCACTGCTCTTCCGGGTCCTACCATATATAAATTTACTGTATCGTTGATGTGTCGATTCAGAGCTACAGCTGCTCCTCCCCCTGGCGGAGCTCCTGCCGCTCCTGCCGCTACTGCTCCTGCTGCTGCTGCTTCTCCTGCTTCTCTTGCTGCTCTTTCTGCTGCTTCTCCCGCTTCTCTTACTGCTTCTTCTGCGTTTCTTGCTGCTCTTTCTGCGGCATTTACTGCTCTTGCTGCGGCATCTGCTCTTCCTGCTGCGGCAACTTGTTCTTCTCTTGCGGCTATTTCTGCTTCTTTTGCGTTCCTTGCTGCTCTTTCTGCGGCAACTTGTGCTTCATTTGCTGCTGTTGCATCTGCTGCTGCGGCTTCTGCTCTTCCTGCTGTGTTTATTACTGCTCTTTCTGCGGCAACTTGTGCTTCATTTGCTGCTTCTGCTGCTGCTGCTGAACTATTTTTTTCATGTCGAGCACCATTCATTGCGCCTACTGCTATCAGTTGTGCGCTTGATGCATCTTCTGCTGCTTTTGTTGCATCAATTGCTAATGCATTTGCGGCATCTTCTGCTGCCTTTGCGTTTCTTGCTGCTTGTTCTGAAAGATTTTTATCACGTCCAGCATCATTACTTGCGTTTACTGCTGCTATTTGTGCTCTTCCTGCAGCAAATGCTGCTTCTCTTGCGGCACCTGCTGCTTCTTCTGCCTCCCTCTTTTGTCTTATAGCTTCTTCCCGTGCATTCATTAAATCAGTCATTAATTGTGCTTGTTGTTCTGCGATGTTTAGTTCTGCTAAATGCGCTTCGACACGTTCTCCGATTATTGCTTGTCCTCCGTCTCCATTTATATATGCGGCTACTGCATTGTCTATAGCTCCTGCTGCTGCATCTGCTGTCCCTGCAGCAGCAGGAGCAGGGACAGGCTCAGGGGCAGGCTCAGCTCGAAGATTCATAGAATCTCTTATTGCATGTATACCTTGACTGATTGCTTGTCCAATAGCGGTTATCTGCTCCTCACTAATTGTCTGATGGGGGAGACTTCTCATAAGTTCTTGTATTATATCTCTGGTTTGATAAGTAAGATTTCTTACAGCGCCCTCGGCGGCAGAATTAGCGACACTTCCTAACCGTGTATCAATTAAATTTGTTAATTGATCCCTTAATTGATTATTCAACCGCTCTATTAGTTCTATACATTCTTCTGAACATTCTTCTTCTTGATTTTGCCTAGCCACATTTTGCTCTAGACTTTCTCGTAATTCTCCCAATGATTCACGTATAGATTGTGATATTTGTGTACCTAAATCTTCTAAATTTCCCTGTTGTGCCCCATCTGCGATTTGTAAAAATGCTTGATCCACACGACCATTTGCTATATCTATTTTCCCACTTAATTCGGTGATTTGATTTGTTAATGCGTTTAATTGTTGTTCTTTTCGTTGAATATCTTCACGCAGTAAATCTATTTGATCTTGACATTTAAAAGGACATTTTTCTATTTCTGTTTCTAAATTCTCTATTTTACTCATTAATTCATTTTTCACTGCCTCTAATGCTTCTTGATGAGTTATCATTACATTCGCTTGAGCCTCTATATGTGCAGTGATATTTGCATTACATTCGGAAATTTCGGCCAGTGAATCTTGTTGTTGTTGTTGAACTTCGTCGACTTTTTCTGTCAGTTGTGCTTTAAATGCATTTTGTGCTTCTTCTAATTCTATACGAGCTTGTTCTAATTCAGTTCTTAACGCATCTAATTCAACGTTTGTATTGGCGCGCGCTTCTATTTGTTCCATTATTTTTTCACATTCAGTATTTAATTGTTCCTGTAATTTTTCAATTCTTGTTTCATTACTAGATATGTTAGATTGATTGGTAGATATGTTAGATTGATTGGTTTCCACTTTTTCTTTTAATTTGGAAAGACTTTGTGTAAGATCAATCATACTTAATCTTAGCGTTTCCCCAACTGTAGTATCTTCACCGAAATGTGAGGGAGATTGAGCATGAGGGACTGGAGCTGGTCCTGAGGCTGGTTCTGGTTCTTGTTCTGGTTTTGGGGCTGGGGCTGGGGCTGAAGCTGGTCCTGGTCCTGAGGCTGGTTCTGGGGGCTGGGGGTTGATAAATTGTAAGAGTGCCTCTGGTAGACCCTGACCCAAACTTGCCATCGGCGTCCCCCCATGAATAAATTTGTTGACCTTTGATACAATTTCATTCTCAGTTTTTCCTCCTCCGTAATGTATATCTCTCCTAAATATTTTCATAAATTCTCTTGATAATAAATCATCTTCTATCTTAGAGGTTTCCTCTCCATATATTGTGAATGGTTTGGTAACAGCATCTTTTTTTTGTTGAGCTATTTCAGGATCAGTTTCTGATGCATTGATATCGTTTTTCAGTTTAGTTTCCATTTCTATTAAACCCCCTTTATATTCATCCATACAGTAATCATAAAATTTAACAAGACTTCTTATATTATCAGGATTCCCTATTAATGATTCTCGATACTTAGTTACAGCCCTCCGTATAATATCTCGGTAGGCATCTATATTGGGATGCAAGCCCAAGAGGACTTTAATAAGTGCATTTTCAGCATCTGCCATCACTATTAGACTTCGGGCTGCCTTTAATTTAGTTAAAATTTGTAAGTATTCTTCTATATCGTCTTTTTGCTGTCGTTCTAATTCAGCTATGGATTCTAATGCTTCGTCTAATTCTGCTTCTTTCTCGGCTAATGCTTCGTCTAATTCTGCTTCTTTCTCGTCTAATGCTGCGGCTAATTCTGCTTCTTTATCGGCTAATGCGGCTAATGCTGCATCTTTTGCGGCTAATGCTGTGGCTAATTCTTTTCCTTTCTCGGCTAATGCTGCGGCTAATGCGGCTAATTCTGCATCTTTTGCGGCTAATGCGGCTAATGCTTCGTCTTTCTCGGCTAATGCGACTAATTCTGCGTCTTTCTTGGCTAATGCGGCTAATGCTGCATCTTTTGCGGCTAATGCTGTGGCTAATTCTTTTCCTTTCTCGGCTAATGCTGCGGCTAATGCGGCTAATTCTGCTTTTTTCTTGGCTAATGCTGCATCTTTTGCGGCTAATGCTGTGGCTAATTCTTTTCCTTTCTCGGCTAATGCGGCTAATTCTGCTTCTTTATCGGCTAATGCGGCTAATGCTGCATCTTTTGCGGCTAATGCTGTGGCTAATTCTTTTCCTTTCTCGGCTAATGCTTTGGCTAATTCGGCATTCTCATCTTTACATTCACTTAATAGTTGTAATGCATTATCTTTTTCTTTTTCAGCTTCGAATGCTAATTTAAACCACTCGCTCGATTCTTCTTTTTGTCCTTGTGGGGATTCCCTATGTAATAATGAATCATATTCTGTTTTTAATTTTTCATACTCGGCTGATGTTTCTACTATTCTCTTTAGATAAAAATTAATATTTCCTTTTAATTCTTCATTATCTTTCTTTAATCCTTCATTTTCTTTCGTTAATGAATTATTTAAATCTCTCAATCTGCTTAATTCTTGATCTTTTGTATTCAACGATTCTATTAATTCCGCATTTTGCTGAAATATCTCAGAATTTTTTGGAGTTCCTCTTTTATCTTTGCATTTCCTGAGCAATTCCATAAAATTTTTATATGATAGTTTATCTTCTATACGGCCATCAACATGAATTTTACTAACTTCTGGTTCACTTAGACCAGAAGCTCTTGAGATTGCTCTGATTAATGGTATACCATCTATCCAGGAGCCGGTCCCTTCCACCTCCACGCCCTCCTGAGGTTGGTCTAGGTCGACTTTATGACCAAAAAATACTTCATATTTCCTTCGTGCAGAATCGGCTCTCTCTTTATCTCTTACCGCACTATTTTTGTTAGCATCAGCTACACGTGCTTTTTCATTGGCCGCCTTCGTCGCGGTTTCTCTTGCTCCTAGTAAAGCCTTAAGTTCAGCTATAGTAGTATCTTTAGCTTGATTTTCTGCATTTGCTCCTTCTAATAGTGAAGCCTGTCTAGAAACTTTATCAAGAAGTTCTTGTATTTGAGTATATTGTTTAATTTCCGTATTGTTTGACTCTACGACTTGAGCTCTTGTTTCAGCAAGTTCTTGTTGCGTTTCTGATAATTTATCACCTAGGAAAGATAAGCCACTAATCTTATCAGCTTCCCCATATCTGACTTCATCGACTTCTTGGGCGGCTGCATCTACCCTTTCTTGAGCTGCTTCTTCAGCTGCAACTACCCTTTTTTCAGCTGCAACTACCCTTTTTTCAGCTGCAACTACCATTTCATCAGCTGCAGCTACCATTTGTTCAGCTGCTAATACCTTTTCGTCAGCTTTAGCTTTCACATCCCGAACTAATTCGTCTAATCCATTATAATTCAAAATATATTCTTCTACTGTAATACTTCCTTCAGCTTCTGGAAGAATATGACCACCAGAAGCTATATGAGCTTCGAAACAAACTCTTTTATCCAAACTATCCTCTACTTCATTTATTGTATAAATCCGAACTTCACCATCATCATCTTCTTTTACAAATCTAATATTTTCTCTTAAGGATTTTAGAGTTTGACCTGTGTTCCATTCAATGGATTCTGAGGTCGGCCGCCCCAATGACTCATCCACGACCCCATTTTCAACAACCTTAAAATTAAACTCATACGTAGGCATCACTATACAATTATCATATATTTATATTTATGAATAAACATATGAATAAATTATGAATAAACATATGAATAAATTATGAATAAACATATGAATAAATTATGAATAAAATATCATAAAATTAAAATTAGTAAATTAATGAATTTAGTAAACAAAGGTATTCATAAATGATTTTTGAACAATCACGCTTTTTTCTTTCTTTAATGCACCTTTCTTTAATGAACTTTTATCAGATTTAGTTTTACTCGCTAATTGACTTAAGTATAAATTATCTCCGGTGTATTCTTTGAGTTCAGATTGTAATAAGCTCTTTTGTTTTCTCATTTGTTTGTTATGATGTTTAACCATCATTTTCTTTTCTTTTTCTAATTCTTTTATTAATTTATGTTGTATTTTTGATCGCAATTCTTCTATCTCTTCTAATTCTCTTTTTCTTTTCATTTCTAGTAATCTTTCTTGTTCCAAAATAATACTTTCTCTGTTTTGAAGAACAGCCATATAGTACGCGACCACTTTTTGTTGTTCTCTTAATACATAATCACTCTTTTGTAATAATTGTTCTTCTTTCATTTTTAATACTTTGTAATGTTCAGATATATCGTGTTCAATATTTTGTTTGTATTGTCTTATGATTGCTCGGTCCATCTCTAATTGTTTTCTTAATGTTTCTTCTGAATCTCTTAATTCATCTAATTCTTTTCTAGTAATGGTTGTTAAATCTTCTTGTTTATGATCACCGGGTTTATAGCTCCTTTTATCTGATTTAACTTCTTTTAATTGTAAATCTTTTGTTTTTAAATCGGGCGTTAATGTATCTTTACTCATTTCATCTTTTTCATCTTTAACCATACCGGTTAATCCGGTCAACTTATCATATGCTGATGTAACCAACCCTGATATTCCCGAAGTTACCCCACTTACATCTATATCTTCTTCTTTCCCCGGAATAGATCCTTTTTCTTCCATTTTAATAGCCTTTTCTTTTGCCTGTTTTTGTTTTTCTTCTTTTTCTTTATATTTTGTTTCTTTTTGTTCTACTTTATCTTTGTATTCTTTACATAATTCTTGTAATATAGTTCTGGTTGTATCATTTTCATTTAATAATACTCTATTTAAATCATCTTTTCTGTTTTCATCAAATAATGTTGCTAGATTATTGTCTATACTTCTGTTTCTCATTACAACTTTAGAAAATACACGATCATATATTCTTTTGCCGATTTCATCACCAAAACGATTAGTAAATTTTCTATATAAATCAGCGTGAAATTTTTTATCCATCAAACTTTTCTTTTCATTCCCTGTCTCAAATGTATCTTTAGTTCGCTCCAAAAGTTTAAGAGATTCTATATTTTTACCTATTCTTACGCGTTTATCGATTACTTGATATATTATATCAGCAATACTATTGAAATCTTGTAATGTTTTTAATTCTCCACCTAATAATCTTTTCAGGATAGGTTCCATACTTAAACCACCGTGTATATGATATACATTTCCACCACTGTATTTCCCTGATAAATGTTCAGAAAACAAATTAGTTATGTTCTCCATTTCTTCTTTCTTTTCTCTTTCATATGCATCTTTTTTTGATGTTAATTCGGATATTTTTGTCTGTATAGAATCCCTATTTCTTCTAATAGATACTCTTTGACTTTCCGTTGAAGCATAGCTTTCTTCATTATTTAAACTTTCTTTTTTTGCTATGTATGTTTGTATTTCTGCATCTATCTTTGTTGTTTTAGTTACTTCATTTAATTTTAACTTCGATGAATTTTCTATGAATGCTTTCATTAGTTTATCTTTCTCTTTTGGATCTCCAGTGGAGTTACCAATACATTGGCGAAATTCCCCCTTCGTTAGTATACCATTTATATCTTCCATTCTACTTCGTATAAATGCTAAATGATCTTTTCCCAGTGATCCCTTACTTTTTCTTTTTACATCTATTTCTTGCTCGAATACTTGTAATTCTCTATTTAGTTGAGTTTTTTGATAAATCATTAAAAAATCCTCACTTGAATCCTTTTTGATTCTTCCATATTCATAAACCATTTCTATCAAAGCTCCTGTTTGAGCATCTTTCACTTCCCTTACACCCACTACCTTTTTAACATCTCCCATATTACTTCTCTTCCTCCCTCTCTTATTATCAAATCTCTCATATAATCTCAATTCTACTACTCTTTTACTTTGTTCAGACCTAACTGTTTCATAAAACCCGTTCCGTTGATCTTCAGTTAAATTTTCTAATAAAGGAACCCATTTATCCATAGGAACATTTCCATATACTAACATTTCCATAATATTATCCGAATATATCTCAAAACCCTTTCCTTTTTTATCAGTGCGTTTTACATAACCTTTTAAGTCTTCTCTTTTTGTATCTACACTAGCTAAGAATTGTCTTTCTAAATCATCCAATAATCCTTTTAATTGACCTGCTTCTCTGTATCTGTCCAATGTTTCAAACCATTTTTCAGGAGGTTTACCTTTTAATAAATTACTACTACTACATATTTGATGTAGTAAATATGCTTTGTCATAATAAACTACTTTTAAATATTCATATAAATATTGTTGCATATAAGCATGATAAATTTCTGTAAAATTTTTTATTACTTTCTCTTCATCACTAGAGACATATAATCCAATACGTTCATCCTGAATAATAGCGAAATTTAACACCTTTACTCTAAATTTCTTTGGAATCCCCGCTTTTTCACAATAGGTTGTAAATTGTATTCTAAATACAAATTTTAAATATTTATTATATCTATCATTTAATACTTCCTGATTTTTATTATTCCACTCTTTCCACTCTCTTTCTTGTGCTTCTGTTAAAGTAATTTCTGGGTCGCCATATAATTTAAATCTTGCGTACCCCATTAACCCTAACCCCACCGCGATTACAACTGCTGTTGACCACGTCGACATGAATGCTGGGAGACCAATAGCAGACACAATACCAGCAGTCGCCGTGCCGGTGCCTATGGAACTCGCAACCCCAAGCAATGCGTATAATTTTTGAATGGGACCTTTTGGTTCTTTTACTTCTTCCTTTATTTCGTTTTTTTTATCCTGTAACCATTTTTCATTATTCTCCTCAAATTTTTTTATACTTTCTTCTGTTAAAAATTCAGATAAATCTTTAATTCGGCTTTCAGATCCTTCTCTCCTTTCGATCCTACTTCGCCCATCATCATCTATATGAGCTTGTATATGTTTTATTTTTTCAACATAGTTATCCATAAAATCCTCAAACTCTTTATCATACTTTTGTTCATCTTCTGTTTTACCTTCATCCATTTCACTCTTAAACCATTGATATATTTCTCTTTTTTTCTTTCCCTTACTAACGAAAAATTTGAATACTTTGAACCAATTGGGTAAAATTTTAATTACTGAAATAGCTAATGCGCCTACTAGCACGAATGCTATACCCCCAGCTATTACGCCCATGGCAGCAACCACTGTGCTACCAGCAAGCCCTAACGAACCTTTAACAATAATCGCTCCCGCGAGCCCTGCCCCGGTCCCTAATGTTCCTCCGCTTATCATTCCGTATTTGCCCCACTCATTTAAAGATTCAGCAGATACGTGACTATCATCTATATTAGTTGGATTGAAACCGAATACTGCTCCTAAAGCCAATGGAACCGATAAGACAGCTCCCCCAGCAGCAGCCATACACACCGCTGTTTTATTTTCCCTTAAAGCTTTGGGTAATTCTCCCGGTTTAATTGAAGACTCAAATAAGCTAACTAATCTTTCATCTTCTTTTTTCAATGTTATTTCTAATTTATTAACTAACTCTATTTGTTCTGCTTCATTTAATTCTTCCTTTTCTGCATCTTCTCTTAAATCTCTATCTATTAATTCTTTATACTGACCTTTTTTTAATCCTGCTTCACTAGTAGCTACAACTGGTCCTCCTCCTTCTATTTTAGGTATAATAGTTTGTAATATATCTAATTTCATTGATTCTATAATTGGAAAAAGTATAGTTATCACTTTTTTTGGATTCCCCTTACCTGATACTAATTCTGTTAATTTTTTTAATTCCTCAAGACAGTCTAAACCATTTTTTTTACCTTCCATCAGATTCTTGTCTATTTTTATCATCACTTCTTTATTCTTTTCATCATAACTTTTTTCTTTACTTTCAGACATTTATATATTATCTTACATTTTTAATTTTTCTTCTAAATATAACCATATTTCTTTAATATCTTTTATCTCAAATATATAATGATCATTTTTATATACCACCATATTCTTCTTATAAGGTTGTATCTCATCTCCATATTCTTTTATCATTATTTCTTGTTTTCCTTTATTACAATCTATTTTCCCATAATATCGTTTTTCTTTATAAAATGAAACTATTCCTTTATCTAAAACAAATTTATAATTATTATTATGAATTATTGTAATAGCTCTCATTAAAAGAATTCTTTTAGGCCTTGTTTTATTAATACATTCATCATTTACATAATAATTGATATCATCAAATGTATTATAATTTAAATTCTGTGAATATTCTATTTTTAATTCATCTAATTCTTCATTAATCTTGTCTAATAGTGCTTCTTTTTCTGCTGTCATTTTATATAAAGAACTCTTTATTTTTAACATTATATTATCTACTCTCGTTTGAGCTTCATCTACTTCTGTTATTAAACTTCTTTCTAATTTAATATTTTTTTTAAGAGTCTCTGCTATTTTATCTATCTTATCTAAATATTCTTTATTAGTTTGGGGTTCTTTCATCTGATTATTCTTTGTTACGCCTAATTCATAAAACATTTTAAAATATCTTATTGCTAAATTTAAGTGTATTGGATCATATCCCGCATTCTGAATATATATGATATATTTATCATCATATTCTTCTATTTCAAAATCTTCTTTCCCTGTAATCTGTGAATCTACTGATATCATTACTCCATACTGAATCCCACTATTTGTTAGATCTCTTTTAAATTTATCTATTTGTTCTTTGGGAATTACTGTATCATAATTTTTGGATTCGATAGATATTTTACCCATTGATGAATTTGTATCTATAACTATATCACCACATTTTTCACCACTTGTTGCTGTATTGATTATTGTATATTCAGGGAAACTCTTCCGTAATAATTTTTCATATATATTTTCAGCAAATTTACCCAACATAGATGAATTCTTTCCCAATAATGATCCTAATTTATCATCTATATTCTCATTTATCTTCTCTTCACATTTTTTTAATAATTCTTTAAATGGACCTATCATTCTACAATCATTTACTATTTCAGTTGAGCTATTCAATATACTTGATCCAATATTTAATATTGTATTCAGATATTCTTCTTTTTTATCTTCATTATTTCCTAATTCTTCTAACTCTTTTTGTATGATTGGATTATTAATATCTAAACTAATTAACATCTGTTACTTAATTTCTGTTGTTATTTTCTTTTTAAATCTTTTATAATATTCGAGAATGACATCCCGAACATATTAATTTTAGATTATCTTGACTATTTGTCCCTCCTTGTTCTAAAGGCTGTTTATAATGAATATAGGCTGATTCTGCTTCATTAGATAAAATGAAATTCACACAATTAGCACATCTTCCACCCTGTTTCGAATGTAAGATCTGTTTTTGTGAATATCTATTTGTATCATTTAATTCTTTAAATCTATTAAATGCTTGAACATCATATAATGGTTTTTTTTGGATTTCATAGATCTCTTTGAATACTTTATAAATGAATTCGGGAAAGAATGTATGTAAAAAGTAAAATATTAAAAAACATATTACAAATGTACCATAATACATCTGTGTTGTTACTGCAAACTCAAATCTTTCGTGAACTTTCCAAAAAATATATGATATAATTCCTAAAAAGATTAAAGCATTCATATATTATCAATTATTGTTTTTTGGAACTAATTTTTCTTCTTTCTTTTCATTTATTTCTATGTTTTCACTACTCTCACTTTGTGATTCACCATTATTTTCCTCATCTCCATCTGTCTCTGTATTTGTTCTCTGTAATTTAGTTTCTAATTCTAATTTATCTTTTTCATCACTGTTATTACTATCTTCTTCATCTTTTTCTTTTTTTATTTTCTTCTTTTTTTTATATTTCTGATTTACGTGTTTTATTTCCAAATATTTACTTGGATTACTAGCTGCTAATCTATTATCTAATGCTGTTTCAGTATCACCTGTGTCTATATCTTGTTTTTTCAAATTTGCTGATGAATCTTTCTCTTTATTTCCAACAATATAGTCATATTCTTGATTACTTAATTCTTCTATATAATTCTCTATTGCTTGTGAAAATTGAGGAAATAAACGATATGGTTCATTTACTTCATCATCATTATACTTCTCCGAATATGTTATAAATCTTCTCATCTCCTGTTTTAATTTATTATCATATTGAGTATATAAACTATATCTCTGATTAACTTTGAAAAATACCGTTAGATTTGTTATTATTCCCATAACTATTGATAATATTATCGCCGATGTATCTAATATTCCCTTTATATAATCCATATTTTCTAATCCTGTATTATCTTTTATTGTTATTAATGCAGGTAATAATACTGAACCTATCTGTAATGATGAATTTGAAAAACAAAATAATTTCTTAAATTTACGTTTCCTACGATCCAAATATAATAATTTACTCATATATTCATTTTTAAATATCATATATTGATCTTGTGTTAATTGCATCCCATCCAATGATTTCTCGATTGATTTTATTTCATTAAAATGTGTCTTCTCACAACAAAATAAACATCTTTTATCTTTTGTGATAAAATCCTGAAAATCTATATCTTTACTTTTCGCAAATCTTGTCGGATAATCATTCAATAATACATGTATATGTTCGTGTGATGAATTCTTCCAATTAATTAATTTCTCTATTGTCTCATTATGTTTTATATTATTTTTTGTTCCATAATATTTAAATTCTTCATTATGATCAAAATAATATAATGTAATCTCTCTTATTTTAAATGATAGATATCTCATACATTTTACATAATCTAATTTTGGTTTTTCATTATATATATGCCAGACATTTAAAGCATCTATTGTATTATACAACCAAGATTTAAGTTCAAAAAATTCACCACTTTTATCGATACTTAATGTTTTAGGGAATGGATAAATACAATCAAAAAATGTTTCTTTTTGTTTTATTTCATTTATATCCATCGTTTCTAGATATAAATGTTCTTCTATGAATTCATCATCACTATCTAAATCATCATCTGTTGTATCACTTGTTACCGTATCATTTATATTATTTGTATTATTTGTATTATTTGTATTATTAAAATTATTGAAACCTAAACCTAAATTTTGTTCGTGTTCTTGAATTTTTCTTTGATCATCCATTAATCTTTGTTTATCATTCGCGTACCATAACGTATCTTGAGCATATCTTTCATAATCTTCACTTAATTGTTCCCTTTGTTTTTCATATCTTCTTAAATATTCTTGTGTTGGAACCGGGGGTGGTGGTGGTGGTAATCTTTTTCTCTTAGGTGAACCATAATCATTTAAATTCATTGATATATTTTGTGATCTCGGATGATAATGATTATCATAATATATATCATATGAATCCTTATCTGGTTCATTATCATAATATCTAATCCCTCTATTTTCTTCCACTTTTTTTTCACCCGATCCCCACAACCAATTAAACATCTTAGTTAATATTTTATAATATATTATTTAATCTCATTTTATATAATGCCGATTTTAGATTTGGATATGAATAATCTATATAACTATATTTATCTTTATGATGTACATTATTACAATCAGGATGAATCCATATTGTATACCAACCTCTCTTTTTGGCACTCTCCAAATTCTCCAATAAATCATCAAAAAAATAGTAATCGTGCCAACTTATAAAATAATCTACTGGATTCTCTTTTTCTATATCATCTTGTACTAATCTATAACATTCATCTTGTGGTTTCATATATTTTACTGTATCACGCGAATATATCTTTTTAAATGCCATTGATATTTGTAAATTCTTTATTACTAAATCTGCGTGACCATATGTTGCGTTTGTCAATATATAACTCGGATGATCAAATTTTATCAATTGATGTAAATCTTTATCATATTTTATATCATCATATTTCATATTATATTCTGTATTATATATCGTTTGATCCAAATCAAATAACAATATTATCATTTATACTATATTAGTTTTTTGTTTAAATTGGAATAATATTTAAACGAATATTATTATATTCTAATATCTACTATAAAATGGCATTGAGTAAAATGGATAATGAATTTTTGCTTTCTGAAGAAGAAAAACGATATGTTATTTTCCCTATTAAACAAGATCAAGTCTGGTCTATGTACAAGAAAGCTATTGCTAATTTTTGGACACCAGAAGAGATTGATCTTGAAAAAGATTTAACTGATTATACTAAGCTCACTGAAGATGAACAACATTTTATTAATATGATTTTAGCTTTTTTCGCTGCTAGTGATGGTATTGTTAATGAAAATCTCGGTGAACGTTTTTATAATGAAGTCCAAATTGCTGAAGCTAAATTCTTTTATGGATTCCAAATTGCTATGGAAAATATTCATAGCGAAACTTACTCTTTGCTCATTGATACTTACATCAAAGATTTAGATAAAAAAGATAAACTACTGAATGCTATTGAAACAATCCCTAGTATTAAGAAAAAGGCCGATTGGGCATTTAAGTGGATTAATGATAAAGATGCTGATTTTGGTACTAGAGTCATTGCCTTTGCCGCTGTAGAAGGTATTTTCTTTTCTGGTGCTTTCTGTTCTATCTTTTGGCTTAAGAAGAGAGGATTAATGCCTGGTCTATGTTTTAGTAATGAACTTATTAGTCGCGATGAAGGTATGCATACCGAATTTGCTGTTCTTATGTATTCTATGCTTAAGAATAAACCTAGCAAAGAAATTGTTGAAAAAATTATCACTGAAGCAGTTACTATTGAGAATGAATTCATTACTGAATCTCTACCTTGTTCTCTAATTGGTATGAATAAAGATCTTATGACTCAATATATTAAATACGTCGCCGATAGATTGCTCCTTATGCTTGGTCTTGATGAAGTATTTAAAGTTCATAATCCTTTTGAATGGATGGAACTTATTTCTGTTCAGGGTAAGACTAACTTCTTCGAAAAGAGAGTTGGTGAATATGCTAACAAATCTAATCCCAATTCAGAAAATGATAATGGATTCTCTATTGATGAAGATTTCTAAGATTATATTTATTTCTTCATAAAACGGTCTATATTTGATCTCGATTTCACATTGACTCTATGTTTAGAACTACTCGTTTTTAGTTTATATTTTTTCGTTTGTTCATTAAATTCTAAATTTCGTATTGACTGAATCTCCTCTTCTTTATAACTTACATCGCACATTTTATTTAACATTCCATCATTACACGCCTTGAATAATATATCTTTTAATGATTTTGTTTGTATATCATTTAATCCATTCTCTTCTTTTTGTTTTTTTATGAATAAATTTATTCTATTTAGTTTCATTCCTTTCTCTAATTTTATCCATTCCCGATCAAATAATGTTCCCTCTTTTTTTGATTCTTTTTTTTGTGGTTCTTTTAATTCCACATTTTCCACCACTGAATCTATCATATCAGTTGATAATTCCACACTATTTATTTTATCACTCTCTTCACCGTTCACTTCTACCGATAAATTTATTTCATTTGATAATATTTCTTTTAAATCTTTGTTTAATTTACTCATTACTATTATATGTTTTAAATCCTTTAAATGATTAATTTTATCTTTAAATGGTTAAATTATATTACTATATATGGTTAATAAAGAAAAAGATGATAATATCTTAGTTTACTTTTATTACCATATTGTCTTTATTGTTCAAAAATTCTATGTGAGATGAACTTAACCATACCATTAAATATAAAAAGAAAAGACCTTGTAAGCAATTAGAAAATAAAGTAAT